TAAAAGAAAATATGTACACAATGGAATTGATATTACTACCAAACAAAGGGTCAAAAATACAATCATATTGTTTTTTTCGATCATCCGGCCAGAGTAAGACATGGTCATTATATAACATTGTTTATGTTAATACAAGACATATTGGAAAGGAGCCGAACCTCCGGCCGGAGCAATGATATATCGGGTTCCTTTTGAAAATGAATTATAAAGAATTTTTAGAATCAAAAATAGAACTTGCAACAGAAAGCGGATTCATAGTGGATCCTGCAGATATTAATCCGGCATTAAAGCCACATCAGAGGGATGCGGTAAGGTGGGCATTAAAAGGTGGCAGGCGTGCACTGTTTGAGTCGTTTGGTCTGGGAAAGACCATACAGGAAATTGAATTCTGCTATCAGGCAGTTAAGCATTGCGGTGGCAGGGCATTGATTGTACTTCCACTTGGAGTAAAACAGGAATTCACGCGGGATGCAGTAGAGATTCTTGGATATGATCAGCCGGAGTACTGCCGGACGATGGAAGAGGTGGAAAAGTGCCGGTCCCGGATTGTTTTGACGAATTACGAGAGAGTACGTGACGGAGACATCCGGCCAGAGTATTTCGCGGCAACCTCACTGGATGAAGCCAGTGTTTTACGGAGTTTTGGAAGTAAAACCTATCAGACGTTCCTTGATAAATTTAAAAATGTTCCATACAAGCTAGTTGCTACCGCAACTCCTTCCCCAAACCGGTATAAGGAGCTGATTCATTATGCTGGGTACCTAGAGGTGATGGATACCGGACAGGCCTTAACAAGATTCTTTCAAAGAGACAGTACCAAGGCAAATAACCTGACCTTATATCCCAATATGGAAGATGAGTTCTGGATGTGGGTAAGCAGCTGGGCGTTGTTTGTAACGAAACCATCTGATCTTAACCCAGAGTATTCTGACGAAGGCTATGATCTGCCGCCTCTGGATGTGAGGTGGGTGGAAATACCGGTACACTATGGAGATACTGCAGATCGTGACGGGCAGATACAGTTGTTTCAGGAAGCAGCAGAGGGGTTAAAAGAAGCGGCAGCCGTTAAGCGGGAAAGTATCGACCAGCGCGTGGCTGAAATGAAACGGATTGTTGAGGAATCACCGGAAGATCATTTCCTATTATGGCACGATCTGGAAAATGAACGGAATGCAATCAAGAAAGCATTGCCAGAAACAGTAGATATTTATGGATCTATGAATTATGACGAACGAGAGAAGCGAGTGATTGATTTTTCTAATGGAAAGTGCCGGTTGTTTGCAACCAAGAAGTCACTGTCAGGATCCGGCTGCAATTTTCAAAGATATTGCCATAAGGAAATCTTTTTAGGTATCGATTATGAATTTAATGATTTCATACAGGCAGTGCACCGGTGTTACCGATTTTTACAGAAAGAACCGGTTGTGATCTACATCATTTACATGGAGAATGAGCGGCAGATCAAGGAAGCATTGATTGAAAAGTGGAAAAATCATAATTACATGGTTGCGAAGATGATTGAGATTGTAAAGAAGTACGGATTGAACTCTGCCAATAAGGTGGAACGACTGGAAAGGAAAATGGGAGTGGAAGGAAGCAGAGAAGAACGGACAGTAAAGGGAACCTATTACACAGCGGTTTATGGGGACTGCGTAGAAGAAACACGGGAAATGGAGAGTAACAGCGTTGATCTGATCCATACCTCGATCCCGTTCGGAAATCATTATGAGTACAGTGCCAATTATAATGACTTCGGACATAACCAGAATACGGAACGTTTCTTTGAACAGATGGATTACCTGACACCGGAACTGCTCCGTGTTTTAAAACCGGGAAGAGTGGCAGCTATTCATGTTAAAGACAGGGTGCTTTTCGGCAATGTGACCGGAACCGGCTTTCCTACGATGGAACCCTTCCATGCAGCATGCATCAGCCATTATATGAAGCATGGTTTCCAATATTTTGGAATGATAACGGTAGTAACGGATGTGGTTCGTGAAAATAACCAGACTTATCGATTGGGATGGTCGGACTGCTGCAAGGACGGAACCAAGATGGGAGTGGGGTGTCCGGAATATATCCTGCTTTTCCGGAAACAGCAGACAGATCACTCAAAGGGATTTGCGGATGAGAGGGTAACCAAGTCAAAAGAAGAATATACCCGCGCACAATGGCAGATTGATGCTCATGGATATTGGAGAAGCTCGGGAGATCGGCTTATCAGCAAAAAGGAGCTGGAAAGTATCTCGGTTGATAATCTGCAGTCTGTATACCGGAAATATAGCCGTGAGAATGTATACAGTTATGAGGAACATGTAGCACTTGCAAAGAAACTGGATGAAGATGGAAAACTTCCGGCAACGTTTATGGTCGTTGCTCCGGGATCATGGAACCAGATGGAAGTGTGGGACGATATTAACCGGATGCGTACTCTGAATACCACGCAGAGCCGTAGAAGGGCACAGATGCACGTCTGTCCGTTGCAGTTGGACATCGTAGAGCGGATCATTAACCGTTATAGCAATCCGGGAGAAGTTGTTTTGGATCCTTTTGGTGGTCTTATGACAGTACCCATGACCGCTGTAAAGATGAACCGCATGGGATATGGCATTGAACTGAATCCGGATTACTTCCGGGATGGCGTGGGTTATCTGCAGGCTGCAGAAAACGAGATTGATGAGCCTACGTTGTTTGATTTCATGCCGGAGGTGATGCCATGATAAATGGAGAACTGGTAGTAGATAACTTTGCTGGTGGCGGTGGAGCTTCGACAGGAATAGAGCTGGCAACTGGGTACAGCGTTGATATTGCCATTAACCATGACCCAGAAGCTATACGGATGCACAAAGCGAATCATCCGTATACCAAGCATTACTGTGAGGACGTATGGCAGGTGGATCCGGTTGCAGCATGCAAAGGGCATCCAGTGGGACTTGCGTGGTTTTCACCGGACTGCAAACACTTTAGCAAGGCGAAAGGCGGTAAGCCAAAGGATAAGTTTATCCGCGGCCTTGCGTGGGTAGCCTGTCGGTGGGCAGGGCTTGTCCGGCCGAGAGTGATTATGTTGGAAAACGTAGAGGAATTTAAGACCTGGGGACCACTTAACCGAGGGCATCATCCGATTAAGGCAAAACAGGGTAAAACCTTTGAAAAATTTGTGAAGCAGCTTACAGATTTGGGTTATGAAGTGCAGTTCAAAGAACTGGTTGCAGCCGATTACGGTGCACCGACCATGCGGAAGAGATTCTTTATGATTGCCAGGTGTGACGGCAGGCCGATTGTATGGCCTAAGCCAACACATGCACCGGCAGATAGTAAAGAGGTAAAAGTTGGCTTGCTTAAGCCATATGTGGGAGCCTATACGCAGTTGGATTTCTCTCTGCCTTGTCCGAGCATCTTTGACACCTCGGAAGAGATCAAGGAGAAATACGGGATCCGGGCAGTACGTCCGCTGGCTCCGAAGACGATGGAGAGGATCGCGAGAGGTCTCAAGAAGTTTGTGATTGATAACGCGGAACCGTTCATTGTTCAGGTCAATCACAGCGGAGCTAAGTCGGATTATTGTAAAAGTTCTAACGAGCCATTAAGTACAATTACCGGAAGACACGGATTCGGAATTGTGGAACCGTACATGGTACAGATCGGGCAGACGGGATTTGCAGCAGATCGTAGCAAGGATGTCCGGGAACCTCTTACAACAATCGTGAGTAAGAACGAGCATTGCCTTATCAGTCCTACACTGATTCAGTATCATTCAGAGACGGCGCAGGGGGACGTCAGGGGTCAGACCATAAAGGATCCTATCATGACCGTGGACAGCTCGAACCGATATGGACTGGTTACCTCATTCCTGCATAAGTACTATGACGGTGGCTACAAAGGAGCAGGAGAGAGCGTAGAAAATCCATTGCCAACTGTGACTGCATGGGATCATAACAGCGTGGTTACAGCGAACCTGATTCAGATGAATAATCACTGTGATGGTAGGGATATAAGGGAGCCGATTCCGACAATCACAGCAGGAGACGGACATTTTGGAGAAGTAAGAGCCTTCTTAGTGAAATATTACGGGCAGGGAACCGGTCAAGACATCAAGGAGCCATTGGACACCGTAACGGCACGGGACAGATTCGGTCTTGTGACTATCGAATGTGTAGATTACAAGATCGTAGACATTGGATTGCGAATGCTGGAACCTAGGGAGTTATACGGATGTCAGGGATTCCCTGATGATTACATAATCGACCACGATTATACTGGCAAGACCTACCCCCGTAGTGAACAGGTCAGGAGATGCGGAAACGCAGTTTGCCCGCCTATTCCGGCAGCACTGGTAAGAGCGAATCTACCGGATCTGTGCGTGGCAAAACGTACACCTAATATGAAGATAAGGACAGAGCAGACCGGACAGCTCCGGTTTGCGTAAATTAAAGGAGTGGCAAGAAATGAAAATTGAATGTTTGAATTTAAGACCTTGCAAATGTAACGGAGAAAATTATCTGTTTCATTGTTGGGAACATTTTTCAGAGATTGTGGAACCATCACCATTGGTGGGTGGACATTGTGGTGGAGTAGTAGGTTGTACTTTTGGAATTGTGGAAGATGAAAATGGAAAAGTTTTTCGGGTTCCAGTCTACGAAATTACATTCACTGATAACAAGTTTAGAGAATATTGTTTTGTAGATTAAATTAAAAGAGGAAAAAGATGAATGAAAATTATTACAAGAATATGCCGGAAGACTTCCAGAAAGCGGTAGCGGTAATCAAGGATTACTGCCAGAATGAAGAATGTGCAGCAGACTGTGAATGTGACAACTGTCCGTATCCGTTAAGCATGATACGGTGTGGGGATCGTTTAAAGGAAGTAAATTAAAGGAGGAGCAATATGTCAGTAAAGCCAATATTATTCAATACAGAAATGGTTCGGGCAATTCTGGATGGGAGAAAGAGTTGCACCAGACGGATTGCGAAACCGCAGCCAGACTGGAATCATACATATCCATTAGGGTTTGTGAATGATAGCACAGAAAGAAAAGACGTTGGTTCTTTTGGATTTGGGACAAACGAGTTAGGCGGTTCGATTCAATACGCGAAACCGCCATATCAGCCGGGCGATATCCTGTATGTTCGGGAAACATGGAAATGCTGGAGAGCGCACAGATATGAAGCAACAGCAGATATCATATTTAAAACTGGTGGTGATGGTGTGCGTCTACAATTTGCAAACGGAAGTATTGATTCTGTTAACCGTTTTGACTATGACACATTTGTAAATAAATGGCTTAGTTATCACGGAGAATGGAAGCCGGCAATCCACATGCCAAAAGAAGCCGCACGTATCTGGCTAAAGGTTACGGATGTAAGGGTAGAGCGGTTGCAGGAGATTTCCGGTAAAGATTTGATAAAAGAGGGAATTGACCTTTTTCAGTCAAATTATGTAAGAGTTGCTTTTGATGAATTTAAAAATATATGGAACTCCACCATCAAGAAATCCGACCTTGACCGTTACGGATGGGATGCAAACCCGTGGGTGTGGGTCGTAGAATTTGAGCGGTGTGAAAAGCCAGAAGACAATCAAAATTAAAGTTTAGGAGGAAATAAATTATGGGAATGACGAGGAATCAGCTTGCTTTGGTACGATATGTGGCTGAAAACAATATACAAAAAGCCAAAGATGCAGCTCTTTGCTGCTGTGCGGAAGATACAACTCAGAAGAATCACTATGCAGTCACAAAATATCAAAGTCTATTACGATCTGGTGGAATGAATCTTATGGAGCTACCAGCAAATGTTTCCAGTTTTGCAACGATGGAAGATCTGACAAATACATACTTAGAAAGCAGATATTATCTGACCAATGAAGAAAAGGAATTATTCGAACTGATCAAGAACATGAATGATGTGAGTTTACAGCTTATGGAGAAACAGATCCCGTATCTGAATGCAACATTGCTCTATGGCGAGAGTGGAGTCGGAAAGACGGCTTTTTCCAGATATGTAGCATATAAGATTGGAATGCCGTATTTATATGTGAATTTTTCAAGAATGCTTGATAGTTATCTTGGTGGAACTGCAAAAAATCTCACGAATCTGTTTAATTTCATCAATCAGCATCAATGCGTTGTAATGTTGGATGAAATCGACAGCTTGGCAGTAAAGAGGGAATATGATGGAGGAGGAGCGAGCGCAGAGGTTTCCAGAAGTACAACATGCTTGTTACAACTGTTAGATGCAGTTACTAGCGACCATGTAATCATCGCCGCAACAAACCTCATTGATGATGTTGATACTGCGGTGAAGCGTAGATTTACAGAAAAGCACGAATTGCATCGGCTTTCATCAGAAGATAATGAGCGGTTTATCAGACAGTACCTTGATGATGCGGGGTTTTCTTATGATTTGGATTCTGTTAGAAAGTATGCTGCGGAAAATCATTCACAGGCTGAAATTATGACGCATGTAACAAGAAGAATTGCTAGTATGCTTATCAATAAGGGGGAACAGGTAATGTTGTAAACTGAAATTTAAGGAGGAAAAGCAAATGGTACATAATCTGAAAATATTAGATGATTTTGCGGATGCGGTTTATATGAAAGATAAGACATTTGAAATCAGGGAGAATGACAGAGGATTTCAAAAGGGGGATTATATTAGATTCCAGGCGATAGGAAAAGATGGACTTCCGATCAAGCACGGTATAAATGATAAGGAGTATAGAATCACTTATGTTTTAAGTGGATGGGGTTTGAAGAATGGATATGTAGCTTTGGGACTTGAAGAAGCAGACTGGAATTTAAGGAGTAACGCTTATGAAGAGTGACATATTATCTTTTGAGTTTGTAAGAATCAATCGTGCCAGAGGTAAAATATGCAAATGCAATCCACCACATTATGAAGTAGATACCACCAACAGGATAGTTACTTGCAGCGATTGCGGAGCGGTTATTGATGCATTTGACGCACTTGTACATTTGGCAGAAATGCATGAGAATATTGAGGAAACTCAACAAAGGATGTTATCCAAGGCCAAGAGTTATGCAAAGATGGCAGACGAGGAATTCCAAAGAATGAGAAGAAACAAAATTTTTAGAGATATGGAAAGTAATTATCGAAGTGGTTTGTATCCAATATGTCCCCAGTGTATGAAAACATTTGATCCTGTACATATACAAAGCTGGACAAGACATAACTGAAATTTGCATGGAAATTTGCAGAAATTAACCGGAGGTGAAAATTGATGCTAACACAAAAAGATATTCATAATTTACTGGTGGAAAATATGTCAGTGCAACAAAAAATTGATATTTCAATGAGATGTGGCAATGATCCTACGAAGATAGAAAAGGCAGAAAAAACTGTGGCAGAAATGTGCAATCTGATCGGTGGTGCCGGTTTAGAGTATTTGAACAAAAGGATATAATAACAAAACGTCCTGCCGGGACGAATCCACAACAGAACGTTTGTTTGGGATAAACAAATAATACCATGATGGGGAATGCCTGTCAATGGTTCGTAACATAAAAATTGCGTTGTTGTGTATGGCAGGAGGATAAGAATTGACAGAGATTGAAGAAAAGAAAGAATATTTGAAAAGTTACGAAAGAGCCGTGCGGCAGATGGAACGGGGCGAAGAAAAAATTCGAGAAATGCGTTTGGGGCAGATTATTCCGGCGATTAATAATGACGGAATGCCCCATGCGCACAATGCCACAGATTTATCCGGATATGCAGCGCTGTTAGATGAAGCAGAGAGTCAATATATGGCAGATAGATATCAAAGGCTTAAAATTTGCAAAGAGATCACAGATAAAATAGAGTGCATGGACAATGAGGACGAAAAAGATGTACTGACATATCGATATATTCGACTGATGAAATGGGAGAGTATTGCAGTTAAGATGAATTATAGCTGGAAATGGGTACATAAGTTACATGCACAGGCCCTTAAAAATTTTAAAATGGAAAAGAGTACATAGAAGTACACACATATATTGTGGTATAGTGTAAGCAGTAAAAAAGCGTAGGAGGCTAATTCCCCTCTTGCGCTTTTACTTTTTATCTCAGGAGGGCAGATAGAATAAAGAGAGATACAGTGACCCGACAGCGGAAAAGGCTATTGCCCATGTAATGAGAGAGCGTAAGAAGCAGGAAGGTGATAACCTTGTCAAAAAGCAGTCAGAACGAAAAGGCAAAGGAAGCCAGAAAACTATATAAAAGTGGAATGAAGCTGGTTGAAATTTCAAGGCAACTGGATTGTTCTGCTGCAACTATTCGGACTTGGAAGAACCGCTATAAGTGGGATGGCGAAAGCGAAACGTTTCAAAACCAAAATGAAACGAAACGAAACGTTTCAGAGAAAAGTAAATCAAAGAAAATAGAGAAAGAAAGGGCTGTCGCACATGAGGTTGAGTCAGTAATACAAAATACGGATTTAACCGATAAGCAACATCTTTTTTGTATATATTACATTCGGTGTTTTAATGCTACCAAGGCATATCAGAAAGCATATGACTGTGATTATGCAACAGCTCTGGTGAATGGTTCGCGATTGCTAGGAAATGCTAGGATAAAAGAAGAAATTCTGCGATTAAAGCAGGAACGTTTAAACAGGGAGTTCCTGAGTGAAGCAGATATTTTCCAGAGGTACATGGATATTGCCTTTGCTGATATTAATGATTTTGTTGAAATACATGCCGGATTTGCGTTGGCAAAAGATGGAGTTGACGGAACTATTATTAGCGAAGTGAGCAATACAACGAATGGGATTAAGATAAAGCTTGCTGACCGAATGAAAGCCTTGCAGTGGCTTGCAGATCATATGGATCTTGCCACCGAGAAGCAGAAAGCAGAGATTGCACTTTTGAAATCAAGAGCAGATGCAGGTAAGGATGCCAGGGAGGATAAGCTGGATAAATTCTTTGAGCAGATAGAAGGTGTATTAAAGGATGCTGAATAATCTGTACACTCCCAAACAGCTTGATACATTCCGTTTTGCCGTAAACAAAGACTATTTTATGCTGATCAATCACGGCGCAAAGCGTACCGGAAAGACAATTCTGGACAATGATCTGTTTTTGCACGAACTTCGCCGTATTAAAAAGATAGCCTCTGCACAGGGGGTTGAGAACCCACAATATATTTTAGCGGGCGCCGATCTTGGAGCGCTTAACCGTAATGTGCTGATCGAACTTTCCAATAAGTACGGTATCGAGTTTCATTTTGATAAATTTAACCGCTTTAAGCTATTTGGGGTGCAGGTGTGCTGTTTTGGACATTCTAAGATCAATGATTTGGGGCGCATCCGAGGAATGACAGCATATGGAGCCTATATCAATGAGGGCACTATGGCAAAGCAGGAAGTGTTTGACGAGATCAAATCCAGATGCTCCGGTAATGGGGCAAGGATGCTGATCGACACGAACCCGGATAACCCAGAGCATTGGTTGAAGAAAGATTTTATTGACAAGGCAGATGGGAAAATCATCAAAGCGGTACAGTATCGCCTTGATGACAACACGTTTCTGTCAGAGAGATACAAGCAGAACATGAAAGAAACTACACCGTCTGGCATGTTTTATGATCGCAACATTGAAGGTCTGTGGGTTATGGGAGAAGGGGCCGTATACCGGGACTTTAATGCAAAAATCCATTATATTAGCAGAGCAGAATTGCAAAGGGTTAATTTTGTCAAGTATATTGCCGGGGTGGATTGGGGATATGAACATTTCGGGGCAATCGTGCTGATCGGCAAAGATGAGCAGGGTTGCTATTACTTGATTAGAGAGGTTGCCCGCCAGTTTGAAGAGATAGATTTCTGGTTAGAGCAGGCGCTGGCAATTAAGGTTGAGTACGGTAATATTCCATTCTACTGTGACTCTGCCCGACCTGAATATGTCAAGAAATTTAAGCAGCAGGGTTTGCGTGCTATTAATGCAAACAAAGCAGTATTAAGCGGAATTGAGCGTGTGGCCCAATTATACAAGCAGAGTAAACTACGAATTGTGGATGATGTAGAACGGTTCCGGGATGAAATCTACATGTATGTTTGGAATGAAAAGACCGGAGAGCCAATAAAACAGTTTGATGATGTGCAAGATGCTATTCGGTATGCAATTTACACGGATGAGAACCGTGGTGGCATCAGTATTTTGAAGTGAGGTAAGTAATGGAAAATATGAAAGTAAATATTCTTGGAACTGAATACACAATTTGTGAGAAAACAGAGGAACAGAATTGCACACTAAAAAAGTGTGAAGGTTATTGTGATAAGACTTCAAAAGAAATCGTTGTATTGAAAATTTCTGCAGATAACTGTGACTTACATAATCCTAAATGGTATACGCATAAGGTTCTTCGCCATGAGATTGTTCATGCATTTTTATTTGAAAGCGGAATGCATGAGTGTACAAATTGGGACGCAAATGGACACTGCCATAATGAACAGTTGGTTGACTGGTTTGCTGTTCAGTTTCCTAAGATTTTTGCCGTATATCAGAACCTTGGTATTTTAGGAGAATAACAATGGACATTGAAACAATGAGACAAATGATAAAAAAATATGAACCTGGTCATGCAACGTTTGTAACGCGGGCAACAGTGGCAGATCGGTATTACCGTAATGAGACGGATATTCTGTTTCAAGGCAAGCGGAAAGAGAAAGAAGAAGGGGAGGAAGTAGACAATCCGTTACGGAATGCTGATAACCGGATTCCAAGAAATTTTCATGGCCTGATTGTGAACCAGAAAGCCTCCTATGCTTTTACTGCACCGCCATTGTTTGATGTAGGCAATACGGCAAGTAATAAACGTATCACGGAAACTTTGGGTGATGAGTATGCAAAGAACTGCATGGAATTGTGTGTAAATGCTGCCAATACTTCCATCGGCTGGGTGCACTATTGGACAGGTGATAACGGTTTTGAGTGGGCGGTGGTTCCAAGCGAACAGATTATCCCAGTGTTTGACCGGAGCCTGAAACGCAGGCTGATCGGAGCTATGCGAGTGTATCCGGATATAGATGATGATACTGGCGATAATTACACTGTGTATGAATACTGGACAGATGCGGAGTGCCAGGCATTCCGGCGAAGAACAGGTGATGAACTGGAACTGCTTACTTACTATGATATGTTCATAGATCCGGAGAGCGGTGATATGATAGCGGATTACCGGCATGACTTCGGAGAAGTGCCGTTTATACCATTTTACAACAACAATATACATACAGATGATTTGCGTAACATTAAGCCGCTGATAGACGTATATGACAAGGTCTACAGCGGTTTTATTAATGATCTGGATGATATACAGGAGTTGATCTTTGTGTTGTCTGGATATGGCGGCGAAGATCTGAATGGATTCCTATCTGATCTGAAAAAGTACAAGACCATTAAGGTAGATGGGGATGAGGGCGGTACGGTGTCTACGCTGAATATTGAGATTCCGATTGAAGCAAGAAACAGTGTATTGGAAGCAACAAGAAAGGCCATCTTCGAACAGGGACAGGGATTTGATCCACAGCCGGAGAACTTCGGAAATCAGTCGGGTGAGGCATTAAAGTTCATGTATTCGCTCTTGGAAATGAAAACCGGGTTGATGGAAACAGAGTTTCGACTTGGCTTTGCGCGGCTTGTCCGGGCAATCTGCAAAGCACTTGGCATTCAGTGTGGCACGATTATCCAGACATGGACCCGTACCTGTATCAAAAATGATACGGAACAGGCACAAATTTGCAGAGAATCTGTTGGAATTGTAAGTCAAAAGACGATATTGAAAAACCATCCTTTAGTTGAGGATGCGGATGCAGAAATAAAGCAGCTTGAGATAGAAGAAAAAGAGAATCAAAAAAAGACAGAGCTCTATGTTGATGCATTTCAAAGAGAGAATAACGATGGGTAAATAAAGAATGAAAAGTGGAGAATATTGGAAAGGTAGGTTTAAGCAGCTAGAAGAACTTCTCTATCAAATGGGAGTTCAATGCTATCCGGATATTGAAAGGCAATATCAACAGGCCTTGCAGCAAATCGAAGCAAAGATTCTTGTTTGGTATCAACGATTTGCAGATAACAATGAAATTTCTCTTTTAGAAGCACGCAGACTTCTCCAATCGTCTGAATTAAAGGAACTAAAATGGGATATAAAGCAATATATACAATATGGTAAAGAGAATGGTGTAAATGGTATGTGGATGAAAGAACTGGAGAATGCATCGGCAAGGACACACATTACCAGGCTAGAATCCCTCAAGTTACAGTTGCAGCAATCTTTGGAGGTAATGTTTGGAAATCAGCTTGATAGTATTGATACAACAATACGAAATGTATATCAATGTGGATACCTTCATACGGCGTATGAAATTCAAAAAGGAGTTGGCATTGGATGGAATTTAGCTTCTCCGAATGAGGAGTTGATTTCTCAAATTATTCAAAAACCGTGGGCAGCAGATGGACGTAACTTTTCAGAACGAATTTGGACGAACAAACAGAAGCTGGTCAATGAACTGAATACTACCATGACACGGAATATCATCACCGGAGCAAACCCACAAAAAACTATTGATGAATTGGCACGAAAGATGAATGTGTCAAAGCAGAATGCAGGTCGCTTGGTTATGACAGAACAGGCGGCTTTTTCCAATGCAGCACAGAGGGATTGTTTTGCAGAACTTAGAGTGGAGCAGTTTGAGGTTGTGGAGACATTGGACAGCCATACATGCGAGACGTGTGGTGGAATGGATGGCAAATATTTTCCAATGAGTGAGTTTGAGATTGGTGTAACAGCACCACCATTTCACCCGAACTGTCGTGGTTGCACATGTCCATACTTCGAGGATGATTTTGGTGTACCGGGAGAACGTGCAGCGCGAGGTGGAAATGGAAAAATATATTATGTACCGGGCAACATCACATATGAAGAATGGCTTGAACAGTATGTAAAATCGTCTCCGGAAGAAATGGTATCTTATGCAAAGGTAAAAAATTTCGACGGGGATAAAAAGCAGTATAAAAAGTATAAAGACTGTTTGGGAAAATCATATGTGCCGAACACTTTCGATGAGTTCCAGAATATTAAGTATGGGAATGTAAAAGAGTATGGAATACTCAAATCACAGTACAAAGGAATGAAGTATTATGATAAAGCGACGGAAAGTGAGCCTTTGATTACTAGTAGTGTGAAAGTTGTTGCTGGGAACAGTGGATTAGAAACGTATGGTTTGAAAAATCGAGTAAAAGGGAAAGAATCATACCTTAGAAAAATTCGTGCAGAGTATAATCCAGATGGGAATACGTATGAAGTAAAAGATATTATCAGGTATACGCTTGGCTCAGAAAATCCGGATATTCTAGTTGAGAGAATGAGTGTGGCTATTGCTGAATTGAACGAAATGGGCTATAATACAATTGCATTAAAAAATACGTGGAATAACCCAAAGAATCCATATAAGGGTATCAATACTATAGTAGCTGCACCAAACGGACAAAAATTTGAGATACAGTATCATACCCGAGAAAGTTTTGAAACAAAAGAGAAAATGCACAAACTGTATGAAGACTGGCGCAAGCTTGAAGATAAAACTTCAAAAGAGGCTATCAAGTTAAGCAAAGAAATGACAACTTTATCAAAGAAACTTTCGGTGCCAAAAAACATAGAAAAGGTGAAATAATATGTTACAAGCAATAACATACTATTATATCAACGATTTAAAAAAAATTGCGAAAACTGAAAATCATATACCTTTTATTTATGATAAGGAAAAAGGCTGGCAGGTTGACAATGCAAATATACTGAATGACCGCTTAATGGGGTATGACGGTGAGGGCATTGGTTCAACGGATATGCTCCTTAGGATAGATGAAATAAGTGAAGAAGAAGCTATGAAAGCGATTAAAGCATCCTGACGGGTGCTTTTTTTATATCCAAAACCAGTAATAACAGGGCAACCGGAAATCAATGCGTAAACAGCGCGGCGCAGGCTTTTCCGATGGTCCTGTTTTTATATTGTCCGAAAGCCTTATGACGTTTAAACTACGGCAATTTGCCCTTATGCAAGGCATCAAAACTGTATACTGCTGTGGAGACACCACGCTAAAAAACGGTGCAGGAAAGGAAACTATATGGAATTTTTAAAAAGCATTTTAGGCGAAGAACTCTATAAGCAGGTGGCAGATGCTATCAGCACTCATAACGGAAAGCCGGAGAATAAGGATAAGCAGGTAAAGCTTGCAGACCTTGGTTCAGGTCAGTATGTCGACAAAGGCAAGTATGATACTGCCGTTGCCGAGAAGGAGAATCTTGCCGGTCAGATTAAGACACTTAATGCGACAATCGGAGATTTGAAAAAGAACAATGCAGACAATGAAACGCTGCAGACCACCATTGCCAATTTGCAGGGAGAACTCAAAAAGCAGCAGACAGCCAATGAGCAGATTACAAGGACGTATGCCTTGAAGGAATCCCTTACAAAACAAGGCGTACTGGACCCGGATTATCTGATTTACAAAGCCGGTGGACTCGATAAATTCACATTTGACAAAGAAGGAAGACCGGTCGGTGTGGAGGATGCCGTAAAACCGTACAAAGAGGATAAGTCTATGGTGCATTTGTTCAAACAGGAGCAACAGAAGCCACCATATCATCCGCAGGGCGGTGCCGGAGGTAATGGTACAGAGAATCCATTTGCAAAAGAGACATTCAATCTGACGAAACAGGGAGAACTTTTAAGAACAAACCCTGAGCAGGCGCGTGCAATGGCCGCAGCCGTAGGGGTAACAATTTAGAAAGAGAGGTAAATATTTATGGCAATTACAAAAATTGCAGACGTAATCGTACCGGAATTATTTAATCCGTATGTAATCAACAGAACAAAGGAATTATCCGCATTCATCCAGAGCGGAATCATGGTTAATTCTCCGGAATTTGATGAATTGGCATCGGAGGCGTCAAGAACGCACAATATGCCATTTTTTGAGGACTTACAAGGAGAGTCTGAACCAACACTTGAGGATGTAAAAATGACACCATCAAAGATTGGTTCGAATAAAGATGTGTCTACTACTATTCTTAGACAGAAAATGTGGGCAGCTACAAATCTTTCTGCTGCTTTAGCAGGAAAAGACCCAATGAAAGCAATTGGAGAATTAGTGGCACAGTATTGGGCAAGAGATATGCAGAAAGAATTAATTGCTATTCTTACAGGTGTATTTGCTACGATTCCAGCATCTGGAAGTGGAGATAATGCAATACCAGCAGAAACACGTATGAAAGACCATATCCTTGACCTTACTTCAGGAAAAAGTGATGCGGCAAAGGTGATTAGTGCATCTGCATTTATTGACGCTTGCCAGCTTCTGGGTGATGCACAGGCGCAGCTTAGTGGTGTTGCTATGCATTCTGCAACCAAATCTTATCTGAAAAAGTTGAATTTAATTGATACAGAACGCGACTCCACAAATGTAGAATTCGAGACATACCAGGGTAGAAAGGTAACTGTAGATGATGGTTGCCCGGTTACTTCTGGTGGTGTATATACTACATACCTATTTGGAAATGGTGCATTTGCCTATGGTAATGGTTCCCCGGTCGGACATGTAGCCACAGAAGTGGACCGTGATAAACAGACGGGTGGTGGCGTAGATTATCTTATTAATCGTAAGGCGTTTATTATGCATCCGCGCGGCATCGCGTATACCGGAGCTAAGCGAGACAATGTCGAAACTCCAACCAGAGCAGAACTTGCAATGGGCGAAAATTGGAAGCCGGTATATGAATCAAAGCAGCTTAGAATCGTTGCTATTCAGCATAAACTTGGGTAATTGCTATGGAAGTGGCAAAGTTAAAGAAGCTTCTTGGAATTGAAGATGAGAGCAAGAATGAAATACTTGAATTTGTCATTGCAAATGTGGAAGAAATCATAAAGAACTATTGCCATGTGGATGAAGTGCCAGAAGGACTGAATCATACAGCCTACCGCATGGCAATGGACTTATATCGGAATGAAAATATGGGGGATGAAACAGCAGCAATCGGTGCTGTTTCATCTATTTCCGAGGGGGATACCACTACCTCATTCCGGCAGTATGTGGATGACAATTTCAAGGATACAGTGCTGAAAAATTATAAGTTCTCACTGAACCGTTACCGAAAGGTGGCATGGAAATGATTTCGGATGCAATTAAACAGGCTCGAGTACTTGCGAGAAAGGCACAGGAAGCTACATATGACGGAATATGTACAGTGGTTGAATATCAGAAAGTCAAAGACCATAAAACTAAGATGACTACGGACAAAGAGGTAGTGATATTGGAAAGGGAGCCTTGCCGCTTATCTTATTCCAATATTAGTGCCGTGGAACAAACAGAATCTGCAGCAAAAACAGCTCAGATTACAAAATTATTTTTGTCACCAGATGTACGAATTAAACCAGGTGCAAAAATAGTGGTAACACAGGCCGGTATACAACAAAACTATGAATGTAGTGGCGTGGCAGCTGTCTATCCAACGCACCAGGAGATTGTACTTAATTTGTCAGAAAGGTATACGTGACATGGCTTCCTTGGGAAGATTTGATGTAAAAGGACTTAAAGAATTTCAAACTCAATTGGAAAAAATGCAGGATCCGGATGAATTTGTAGAAGCTTGTGCAAAGGAGCTAGCGGCAAGGCTATTGCGGCTGGTAATCAAAAGAACCCCCGTCGGTGATTATTCTGGTGCTTCATATACCTGTGCATCGGGTCAGAGTCACAGAGGACAGAAGGTACCTGGGAAAAAAGGCGGAACATTAAGGAGGGGGTGGACGGCTGGGAAGAGGGCATCAGAGGTAGGATATGCTAATAGTTTAAAAATAAACCATGATGGAAATAACTATGTTATTGAAATCATAAATCCGGTCGAATATGCATCTTATGTTGAATATGGACACCGGACAGCAAATCATTCTAATTGGGTTATGGGTCACTTTATGATGACAATATCAGAACAGGAATTACAGGACATGGCACCGCGGATTCTGACGCAAAAAATTAAAAAATACTTTGGAGATGTCATGAAATGATAAATGAAATTATAGCGGCAATCAGCGTTGCCCTGAATAAAGAATTTGGGGATGATTATGAAAATCATATGGAAGAAATTAAGCAAGACCTAACGGAGCCTTGCTTTTTTATTGTCTGCCTGAATCCTGCAAACAATCTGTTCCTTGGCAGGCGTTATCAATGGACAGGTCAGTTTAGCATTCAGTATTTTCCAAAGTCTCAGGAGGTGCGGCGGGAATGTGCGGATGTTGCTGAAAGAATGTATGACTGTTTAGAGTACATTACAATGGATGGTGATACAGAACCGATTATGGGCACAAAAATGAAACATGAAGTGGTGGATGGAGTTTTGAACTTCTTTGTTAATTATGATTATTTTGTTATTAAAAATGAAAAAAATGAATTAATGGAAGATGTTCTATTGATAGAAAAGGCAGGTGATAGAGTTGGCGACAACTAAAAAGGTATTGGTCCAACAGGAAAAGGAGTATGAGAAAGTGCAGCTGATGGAAGCTATGGAATTTCAAGGAAAAAGGGATGTTCTAGATGCCCTGCTTGATGACAACCGTAAATACACTTTGAAGGCTGTACGTGAAAAAATCAATAGTTTTATGAAAGGAAAGGTGAAGTAAATGTCTTTAGGTGGTGGAAATTTTGTTAAACAGGATAAGGTTCTTCCAGGAGCCTATATCAATTATGTCTCAGCGGCATCTGCTACAGCACAGTTATCTGCAAGGGGAGTAGCCACAATGCCAGTAGAACTTGATTGGGGTGCAAGTGGAAAGATGATTGAAATTTGCGGGGATGACTTTAGAAATGACAGTATGAAAATATTAGGTTATTCATACGATGATGATAAGCTAAAAAGCTTAAGGGATGTATTTATTGGTGCTAAGACACTGTTACTATATCGTTTGAATGGCAATGGTGATAAAGCATCCAATGATTTTGCAACTGCACAGTATGCCGGAACAAGGGGAAATGACATTAAAATTGTAATTCAGTCTGATGTGGATGACGAAGCAAAGTTCAATGTTGTTACTTATCTTGGAGCTAATAAGGTAGACCAACAGGTAGTTGGTACCGCAGCAGACTTAATTGATAATGATTATGTTACTTTTAAAAAGGATGCAGAATTGGCAGTGACAGCAGCTACACCATTAACAGGTGGAACCAATAGCACCGTAGATGGAACCGCTTATCAGGAGTACGCAAATTTAGCAGAAACGTATTCCTTTAACACTATGGGGATTATTTCTACAGATGAAAAAATTAAGAAGATGTTTGTAGCATTATGTAAGAGAATGAGAGATGTAATTGGAATTAAGTTTCAGCTGGTAGTTTATGATTATCCAGAGGCAGATTACATGGGGGTAATCAGTGTAAAAAATAAGGTGACGGACACAGAGGCTTCTGAGTCATCACTTGTATATTGGGTAACTGGAATTCAGGCAGGATGTGAGGTGAATAAGAGTTGCCAAAATAAAAGGTATGATGGTGAATTTACTGTTGATACGAAGTATACGCAGGCAGAACTAATTACCTTAAAAAGAACCGGTTGTTTTGTATTACATAATGTAAATTCTGATGTAAGAGTGTTGGATGACATTAACAGTATGGTAACTGTATCTGCAGATTGCGGAGAGGTTTTCAAAGATAATCAGACAATTCGCGTTATTGATCAGGTAGGTAATGATGATGCTGTTTTATTCAACACAAAGTATCTTGGTGTTGTACCTAATAATGCAGCAGGTAGAGCATCTTTATGGTCCGATTTGGTAAAAATCAGACAGCAGTTGCAGGAAATCGGTGCTATCGAAAACTTTACGGATTCAAGTGTTACTGTAGCACAGGGAAAAACTAAAAAATCGGTAGTAGTGGATAGCACTATTGAGGTTGTTAATGCAATGGGAATTTTATATATGACCGTTGTGGTACAGTAGGAGGTTGTGGATAATGAGCAATGATAATGTAAAAATGAAAGCACGGGACACTATTGCAGCAAAGTTGGCAGAGTGTTTTATTACAATCGGTACTAGACGATATAATTTTATGAACATGATTGACATGGAGGCAAAAGTCGACAAGACAAAAGCCAAAGTACCCCGTTTGGGAGCAATAATGGTAGGTCATAAGTCCTGTGGAATGGAAGGTACGTTTTCAGGAACAGCACATTACAATCAATCGGTTATGCGCCAGTGCCTTGCAGATTACAAAAATACAGGAGAAGATGTGTATTTTGAAATGCAGATTACCAATGACGACCGTACGTCAAGTGCCAAGCGTCAGACAGTTATATTTTATGATTGCAACACGGATGGCGGAGTGTTGGCAAAATTTGATGCAGACGGAGAATACTTGGATGAGGAAATTAAGGGTACATTTGAAGATTTCTCGATTCCAGAATCCTTTACAGAACTTACGGGATTTTTAACAAATTAGATGGATGACAGTATTCCCCCTTTTGATGTATAATTAAATATACAAAAAGGGGGAATGCTTATGGAATTAGTTGTAATTGTTTTTTTAATAGGAGTAGTCATTTTTTCACTTTATATGTATAAAAAAACATCTCAAGTTCAAAGTGGAAAAACGACTAAATCATGTAAGGAAAAAAGTTTTTGGGGATTAGTACATGTTAAAGGACTAAATGCAGAGGAAAAAAGTCCATGCGTTGTAACTGTGGACTCGCAGGGGGTAACTATTGCTTGTCAATCAAAAGAGTACCGTTTGCCAATACAAAGGATTTTGTATGCTGAATGTTTGACAGATGTGGAAAATATCCAATATTTAAAGAGTAGTGTAGCAAAGGGGATGATTGGAGCTGCATTATTTGGAGTAGGTGGAGCTGTTATAGGTTCCGCACCAAAGACAAAGGTAAGGAAACAGATTACAAGTCATGCAATTATTGGATATAGGGATTCGAGTGGTAAAGAAAGAGTGATAATACTTAAAGATGCAGCCCCCAATCGTATGGATGCATCAAACTTAGTTTTTGAACTAAATGCCAGAGTACCAAAACAGATAGAAAAAATTACATTATAACGTATTATAAGGAGAACTTAGAAATAAGTTCTCTTTTTATTTGAGAAAGAGAGGAATAAGAGGGATGTCCAAATTTAGTAGATTTATGAAAACAAATAAGGTTGTGAAAGTTAATGAAAAATATGCTCCGACTACATCATTGCTGGATGATAATGGTTGCCCTTTGGAATGGGAATTCCGACATATTACGTCAAAAGAAAATGATACGTTGAGAGAGTCATGTACATCCGAGGTACAGATTACTGGAAAACCAAATCTGTTTAGACCAAAGATGGATACGGCTGCCTATGTGGCAAAGATGATTGTTCAATCAACGGTATGCCCGGATTTGTATGATAAAGAATTACAGGATTCATATGGTGTAATGACACCAGAAGAATTGTTGTACGCTATGGTTGATGATCCGGGAGAATATCAGGATTTAGTTGTTTGGATGCAGAATTTCCAGGGATTCAACAAATCCTTTGCTGATAAGGTAGATGAAGCAAAAAACTAATTGATGAAGGGGATTGGGAAGCAAATTATGCCCATTATGCCCTTCAAAAGTTACATATTTTGCCTTCTGTTTTTTTGAGTTTAGATGATGAAGATAAAGCGTTTGTAATAGCATCAATAAAATCAAAGATAGAAAGCGATAAAGAGGAACGTAGAAAAATTGAGCGAACGGCGAAATGCAGGTGATAGAAAATGGGTAAAATCGAAACAGGGATTATATTACATGACAATTTTACAAATGTTATTTATGGCATCATCAGTTCTGTAAATCTTGCTGTTTCTGCCGTATATGATATGCAACAAGCCATGAATACAGATGTTGACATGGCAGCATCTTTGGATGGAGCTAGAGAGGATATAAACCAAGCAACTGTGGCACTATATGAGTTGGAAAATGCGGCACTTGCATTAGATGGCACCAAAATTGGAGTACAACTTTCTATTCCTCAGAATGAAAAGTTGCCAGAGATTCCATCAACGACTACTGTTCCAGTAGAGTGGAAAAGTAATAGTCTTGAAGTTTTTACTGGAACGGGGATTGAACGATTTCAACAAGAGGTTCAAAGTGCCAATAGTTTGCTTGCAGAATTGAATCAGACACAAATTGAGATTATACAGACCGCAAATAGTATGGACTTACTTCCGGATGATGCTTTGCAGGATATAAATACACTTGGTCAGAGAATACAGGATATTCAACAGAGAATTCATACAATAGAAAACAATCCATTGGATATTGGAACGGATGTGGCAAATGCAGAATTGGAGAAGCTTAGAGGGCAATTAGCAACGGCTGTAAGTGAACAACAACGGTTGAATCAGGCTATGCAGAGCATGGACATTGGTGATATCAATAGTGCATATTTGCAATTGTCAGGTACAATCGGGAACACAGAACGGTATATTCGTGATAATACGGATGCACAGGAAAGATTTAATCAAGAGCTCAAGGAGGGGGTATCACAAGCAGATGGCCTTACAAATAAGATTAAGGGTATGGTCGCTGCTTATGTCAGCATTCAAAGTGTCGGAAAAATCCTAAAAGCATCGGATGATTTGATTTCTACTACAGCACGACTTGAACTTATGAATGATGGGTTACAAAGTACACAAGAACTTGTAAACATGACATATGCTGCAGCACAGGATGCTAGGGGTTCATTTGCAGATATGGCAGGTGTGGTGGCAAGATTTGGAAACAACGCAAAAGATGCCTTTGGAGGTTCGGCCGAGGTTGTTGCTTTTGCAAACCTGGTACAAAAACAGATGACTATTGCAGGAGCTAGTACACAAGAGGCATCCAATGCAATGTTGCAATTATCGCAGGCTTTGGGTTCTGGTGTGCTTCGTGGAGATGAGTTAAATAGTATCTTTGAGCAGGCACCTAATTTAATTCAAAATATAGCAGATTATTTGCAAGTGCCAATTGGTGAAATTCGTGAAATGGCATCAAAAGGTGAGTTGTCGGCAAATGTTGTTAAAGCGGCAATTTTCGCAGCTAGTGATGATATTAATGCGAAGTTCGAGGCTATGCCAATGACATGGGCACAGTTATGGCAATCTTTTCAAAATACTGCCTTGATGGCATTTCAGCCTGTTCTGCAGCGTTTAAATGAGTTTGCAAATAGTACAGCTACACAGGAGTTTATAGCGAATGCTGTTCAGGCAATGTCTAAATTGGCGAGGGTTGCATTGATTGTATTGAACATATTTGTTGCTATTGCAAATGTAGTAGCAGGAGCATGGCCTATTATTAGTCCTATCATATATGGCATTGTGGGAGCAATGCTCGCTTATAATGCAGTAGTTGCGATTCACAATAAATTACAACTTTTAGCAGCTCTTGCAACTTCAATACATAAGGCATCATTAATGTTGCATAGTAAAGCGACTTTTGCAGCGACCGTTTCGCAGTATGGTTTTAATGCAGCTTTATTAGCTTGCCCTATTACATTGATTGTCTTGGCAATAGTTATACTTATAGCCACCTTATTTGCACTTTGTAATTGGATTGCAAAGACTACAGATGTGGCAGAGTCTGGAATTGGTGTTGTGACCGGAGCATTGGCTGTAGGTGCGGCATTTATAGGTAATTTGCTTATTTCTGCAATTAATTTAATCATATATAATTTTGTGAGGCTTTGGAACTTCGTTGCTATGTTTGCAAATTTCTTTGCAAATGTTTTTACAGACCCAATCGGGGCAGCTGCACGGCTGTTTTTTGATTTCATTGACATGGCACTTGCTGGATTACAGGCATTGGCATCAGTGATAGATACGCTATTTAATACGAGCCTGGCAGATGCTGTATCTGGCTGGCGTACAAATCTTGATAGTTGGGTGACGGGGAAATTTGGTGAAGGAAAAGTGGTCATGGAGCAAAAGAATGCGGAAGACTACTATTTTGACAGAATCAACTATGGCGATGCATGGGACAAGGGAAGTGAACTTGGAGATGGTCTTGCAAAATCTATTAATGGATTGACCGGAACAGAAATTCCCAATGTAGAAGATTATACTTCAATGTTTGCAGACATGGGTGACAATATTGAGGGAATATATGATGACACAGGTTCTATTTCAGATTCTATGGAGATATCAGAAGAGGACCTTAAGTATCTCAGGGATATTGCAGAAAGAGAATCCATTGACCGTTATACAACAGCAAGCGTAAAGATTGAACAGGTAAATCACAATAATATTTCATCAGGAATGGACTTAGATGGTTTGTTAACCGGTTTGGGAGATGCGATGGGCGAAGCAGTAGAAATTGTAACGGAAGGAGCACATGCGTAAATGGGAAAAGGATATGATTTTTATTTAGGACAGTGCTTACTTCCGGTCACCCCGGAAAAATTGGATATTCGTATAAATAATAAGAATAATACGGTTAGCCTGATAAATGAGGGTGAAATCAATATTTTAAAAACAGCTGGACTGACGGATATAGAATTTGAATGTGATATACCACAGGTGGCAAGACCAACAGCGGTATATGCTTCAGGTTTTATTGGGGCATCATATTTTTTGGAATACTTTGAAAAGTTGAAAATAGGTAAGACGCCGTTTCAGTTTATTGTATGTAGAAAATTGCCTAATGGAAAACCGTTGTTTAACACAAATATCAAGGTTACAATGGAAGATTATCGTATTACAGAAAGTGCCGGGAATGGTTTTGATGTGACAGTTAAGATTCGGATGAAGCAGTACCGAAATTATGGAACAAAAAGTATTGCAGTACAAGGAACTGTAACTACCGGTGGGAGCACCGCAACGTATACAGCTAATGTTGAACCGACTAGGTCCCGGGAGAGTGCACCTAATACAAAAAAGAACAGAAACTATACGGTACGAAAAAATGAAAGCTTATTCAACATTGCTAAGGAACAATATGGTGATGGGGGAAAGTTTGCTATGCTATATAATGCAAACAAAGATAAGATAACGGACCCAACAAATATTAAACCGGGAACAGTATTAGTTTTGCCGGCAATATAGGAGAAATTATGTCAGTAGACTTATACATTGCAAGTCAGAATCAGGAAAAATTGTATATTCCTTGTATTGAGGAAGGGGTTGAGTGGTATACAGAACGTCGGGGAATGCCAGGTAAACTTACCTTCAAAGTGGTAAAGACAGATGGTATTGAATTTGCAGAGGGTAGTCCTGTTAGAATGCAACAAAATGGCGAGGATATCTTTTTTGGATTTATATTCAAACAGCAACGTAATAAGGAGCAGATTGTTACTATTACGGCATATGATCAGTTACGTTATCTGAAAAATAAGGATACCAAAGTCTATGAAAATATGACAGCGGACCAAGTTATTGCTATGTTGGCAGCAGATTATGGATTGCAAATTGGAACATTAGAACAGACAGGATATGTAATTGAAGAAAGAATAGAAAAAGATAAATCTCTTTTTGAAATGATTGAGAATGCACTTGACCTTACGCTTACGAATACGAAAGAGATGTATGTGTTATATGATGATTGTGGCAGGCTTACTTTAAAGAGCCTGCCATCTATGTATGTAAGAAATGATTCCGGAAATTATTTGATGATTGATGAAGAAACCGGGGAGAATTACGAATACACCTCAAGCATTGATGATAGCACATATAACAAAATTAAATTGACTTATGAGAACGAAGAGGCTGGAAAGCGAGAAGTCTATATCGCGCAGGATGGTGCACATATCAATGAGTGGGGAACACTTCAATATTATGGAACCTTATCTGAAGGTGAGGATGGAGCAGCAAAAGCAGATGCATTGCTATCATTGTATAACCGCAAGACTAGAAATTTAAGGTTGACAAAAGTGTTTGGTGACAATCGGGTAAGAGCAGGTTCCATGCTTGTTGTTAATCTGAATTTGGGAGATGTTTCCCTGCAAAACTTTATGTTGGTAGAAACATGTAAACATACATATAAGGAAAATGAACATTGGATGGACATTACTTTGCGGGGAGGTGAATTTATTGCTTAATGCTACAGAATTGGTAAAAACAATACAAAAAATAGCAGTAGAGGCAGTTAAGGCATCTAATCCAGTACACATATGTTATGGCGAAGTGGTCAGCATAAATCCATTAAGTATAGCCGTTGACCAGAAAATGATACTTGGTAGTAAGCAGTTGGTATTGACAAGAAATGTAACTGATTATGATACAGAAGTTACTGTGGATTGGAATACAGAAACAATGAAAGTAACACACGGGCATGCTATATCCGGACAAAATGACTATAGTGGGGAACCTGTACATAGTCATTTGTGGAATGGAATATTAACAAGTACCACAACTTCACATGAACACAAAATTATTGGACGTAAAAAGATAAGGATACATAATGCATTGAAAGTAGGTAACAAGGTCATTTTGTTGGGACAACAAGGTGGTCAGAGATATATTGTGCTAGATAGGATAGGAGAAATGTCATGATACCATCTGCAAGCGGTTTTTTGAAGCATGATTTTGAAGTTAAAGAGCAACCAAGTCGGGTTTACAAAATGGATTTACAGGGCACTTCTGTGAGAGGGTTTTGTGATGAAATGGCTGCTATGAAACAAATGGTATATCGTATTCTGAATACGGAGAGATATAAATATAT